TGGAATCTATCTATGAGCGCGTTGTAGCTTTGAACGTTCGACATAATTGTAATCTATTAGGTAAGTCATAAATGTAAATATCTCCCACGCTGATTTTTCCGTAATTGCGTCCAACTTTGTTATGTCGCGCCCGCACGCTTCCATAAACAAATGATACCAACCGTAGCGACCGAGTACTTGATTCAGTCCTTCTCGGTCTTCAATTGCTCCGTCAGTTCCGTCGTCAACTTCTTGACCTCGTTCTCCAAATAATCTAGCGAAGTGTTGCTTAGTTCGTTGAGCAAAGTCGAAAAAAAAAGCATCGCACCGTTGAATTGTTCGAGTGTCATTTGTTCAACGTAGCCTTCAACCAGTTCGCGGTTTGCCTTGCTGTGTGGAACGATCGTGTACTTTTTTCCAACGCGCTTGTCAATGGGGCGGTAAAGCGTTCCCATTATCTTCACCATGTTCGTTGACACGTCAGATGCCCACGTTGAAATGTCTGCATATTCACCCATTGAGATTGAGTAAAGGTCGGGAATGAAACCGAAGTCCTTGTCTTTGATTGTAATCGTTTCAAAGAACTTGGCGCTTTCGTTCTTCAATGTTTCCTCGAACGCTTGTATTAAGGTCGGCAAGTGTTGGAAGGGAATTTGTTCCGCTTGTTCTTTCAGTAGGTTACTGATGCTAACCAACTTGTCAATGTCGTTCTTCGCTGCGTGGTAGTCAACGTATTGCTTCACGCTAATCGAAGAATAGTCAGCGGGTATGCTTACTTTTATACTCATTTCTTTTTGTTGTTTAATATCTACAATATCAATTCTTTTGTTGACTACGAACCACAATATAAACAACTCTCGTCGTCGTCATCGATGGTGTTCGCTTCGTTGTAAATGCGTATGGCTTCCATGTGTACTTGTTCTTTGCTCCACTCTGGATGAAACATCGCAATCTGCGACCGTAAGAAATTCAATTTGTTTTCGCTCATTACTTATTATACGTTTAGTTCTTCGTTCTTTGTCGCAAAAATCTACTATACTTGCGACAAAATCACATTATAAAGTGTCACAGTTTTTCAAATAATTGTGACAAACATTTGCCACTAATTGTCTTGTCCTGTCTTTTGTTTGTGTATCTGTTTTGTCAGGTTTGTGCTGACAATTCAACTACGGTTAATTCGTACCCCTTCGGTTACGTTTATGTTCATTCTGCATATTGCGTTACCCGTTCGGGTGCGTTTTGATTTCTCGCGTGTCCCAAAACATTTCGCAGTCCCCATTCTTCATTGGTGAATCGCTGAAGTAGCTTTGTCGGTATGGGTTCGCCTTCGCTATGTACCGGTAGCAAGTGTTTGTTTGGTTGCAGTTAATACCTTTGCACATTGTTATATCCGCCATTGTTATATTATCAATTGTTCAACGTCTATCTGATGTTCTTTCAGCAGCTCGCGTATGTATTCAAATACTTCTTCGATGCCTTCTTGGTACGCGCCTTCCTGTCGGTCGTTGTACTTCGTGAACTTGCGGTAGCCATTCATGTCGAGTTCCCATAACATCATTGCCATGTCGCGCGCCTTCATCATGCGCTCGAACTCAATACGATCGTCCCTGTCGTCAAGGTCAAATGTCAAATTTGCTTTACTCATCCGGTGTTTTGTCGAATTGGTTGTTATAATTTGTCGTTGATGATTATCTGAATCGGAGCGTCGTTCACACCTGCTAATTCAGTTCGCTCAACATACCCTCGTTTCTTTCCTCGCGTCTTCAAATAGAAAATTGTTGCACTTGTGTTGGGTGCATCTTGAATACGGATTACTTCACCGTCTGGTGTTGACACCTCGCGGTGCGCTCCCTTAATCAATTCGAATAACTGACTTTCTGCGAAGTCAACAGCAAGGTCGGTCAACGATTCAACCTTTGCTTTGTAGTCTTCATCGTTACTTAACCACAAGTAGTGTGTCGTTCTATCTATGCCCACAATCTGACACGCTGAAGTCACTACACCCAAAGTGCTTTCCAATGCTTTTAGCATAGCGTTCTTTTTTAGTGTAGAGTTTTGTTGTTTGCTTTCTTCCTTGCTCATAATTTATAAATATAAGAATCACCCCAATTTACTCTTGTAATGGTTAATAAGTTGTTCCATTCGTGAGTCGTAGTATTTTGAGAAGGTCTTGAACCCGTCGTTGTCCTGTTCGTACATTCTAAATAGAACATTGCGTAAACGTTGTGAAGGCTTCTTTAAGGTATCTTCTAACTCTGACTTAAGACTTTCTACTGCGTCTAATTCTTCGCGTTTGAAGTCTTCGTCTTTGAAGGCGAGATAACCAAACTGATTAGCTATTGTAAATAGTTCTGACGCTTGCGAAGGTGAAAGTTCATTCGTTCCAAACGTTAGTTTGAGCGTCTTGTCCTTTCGCGTACCTACTGATTCAAGTTGAGCGGGAATAATAATCATATGCTAAAGATACTAAATGTATTATTAACAATCAATAGTTGTTGAAATCTATTTGTAAAATCGCGTTTATTTATATCTATATTTGAATACTCGTTAATCTCAAAGCATTGCCCCAAGCATTGTGCTGTTATTAAGTTAACGAGTACGGTGTGCGGGGCAACTTCTTTTTAGATAAGTGAGGAATGGTCTTGTCCACATTCAACCCATACCAACGATGTGTGAAGTTGGTGAATGAACGTGATAATTAGAAGGAAGGTTATTTGTAGTGGTAAGAAATGACATTGAGTTTCATTTTGGAGATTATACAATTAACCAGTAACAACAGTTATAATAATCCAAGCAATCCAGAGGTGGAACTTGGGGGTGAAACTAGACATAGTTAACTGATTGCCTGTAACCCATGCAGGATCTTCTGAATTATGAGTAACTACTAAACACTAACAAGTAGTAGTTAATAGGAATACTGATAAGGCATAAATGCGAGTTTAATGTCTTTTCACCCATAAACCTTTCTATGTCCAATAATTAAAATTATGAGTAAGATAAACAAGAAAGCAAAGCAAGAATTGTTCATTCAATTACTGACTAACTACAAGACAAACAATGTTATTACATGGCATCACTTCCAACATGGTCACTTTCGCGTTTATACGCCCAATAAGACAATAGATTTCTTTTTGAGTGGTATGCGTTGGCACAACATTAAAGACAACACCAGAGGGGACGTGTCGAGTTTAGAAGACTTTCACTTGTTTATTTAGTCAACGTTAACGTCCTTCATTGAATCAAGAAACGTATTGATGTCTTTCTTCACGCAGGGCGGACACGTTGAACGCTCATTAAACGCTCCTGTGGCTTTGTCCTTGAACGAATAAAACTTTAACATATCTTTCTGTTCAAGTCTTCCTTGCGCTTTCATATCGAGAAGGAAACGCTTGAACTCTATTTGTTCTTCCAACGACAAGACACCGTTCCATTTTGACGCTGGGCAAGATGCGAAGGCTAACTTTGCTTTGATAGGCATAACGCAGCCACAAAGTTTGATTGACTTCTTTCGGAATAGGACTTCGGTTTCTACTTCGTCACCCACGATCAATGGTCCGCAGCTTTGCGTTGAAGGTTGAAAGAATTTACAGGTGCGACATATCTCAAGTCGTCTTTTGTACTCATTTGATTTTGCGAATAACATTTGCTCTTATTTTAGTTTTAATTGAATCGATAGTTCGGTATAAAAATACCGTTGGTATTCCTGTCTGTTTAGAAAATTCTCGGTAGGTAAAACCTTCGAAGATATATTCTTGGAAAATCAGACGTTCAAACTCGGTTAGTCGACTGATGAGAATGTCCAGTTGTTCGTTGGTCATTCGTGCGCCCAACCACGTCTTGTCAACTTCGTGCGCGTATTCTTTGAAGTCGCGTCTGTTTCTGTTCCATGCAATCGTTTGACGATAGAAAGGCGACGTTGGACTGTTGACGGCAAGATACATAACACGAATAAGATAGAACTCAAAGTCACCTGTATCGATTAGATTCTCGATGTGCTTTGACCCAAACATAGAAAGCAAAGAATCGTGAAGCAAATCTTCGTAGTAATCTTCACCTCGCGAAATGTTCTTCGCAAGTTCTTTGAACTTTTTATAGTTACCTTCTATGTATTTGTCAAGTGTCAACTGTTGAAGTATTCATCTATTACTTTGATTGCTTCCTCGCTACCTTTACAAATATAAGAACAATACCCTCTGTTTCTTAATTGTTCCTGCCAACGCTTTTGTTCTGGTGAAGCGACACCACCTTTTTCTTTCTTCATTTCAATAGCAAGACCGAAGAACGATCCGCGTGGTTCGTAAATAAAGAGGTCGGGAAACCCTTTGACATATCCAGTACGCTTCATTTTAACCGCTTGCAAGTAACTTGTTCTCATTCCACCTGCAGAAGCACAATAAAGCGCGTCGGGATATGCTAAACGTAGGTACTTTATTACAATTTCTTGTTGGTTCGATTCAGATTCGGGTGTTGCTTTACGCTTCACAACACTTTTTTTATATGTTTTCTTAAAAGTTTTTACGTTCATTTTCAATTAGTTATAAATTATTTTCAATTTATTTTCATTTTTTTGTTGTGTATTCAAAAGTTTAGCATATATTTGTCAAACAATTAACAACAACACCAAAGATAAACAAAACAAACAACATGAACACTATCACACCAAACACCACAATCAAAGCAACTTTAATCTGTGATTCTAACATCACTATTTTTGCAAAAGTATTATCTCGCAAAGGTGACTTCGTTACTCTTGAAGTACAAAACGAGGTTGTTCGTAAGAAAGTTAAGAAAGGTTTTGACGGTGGCGAATACGTTCTTGCGTTAGGTTCTTATTCAATGGCTCCAATCTTTATGTAATCTAAAACCAAATAACAAAATGAAAAAACAACTACTCTACATCGCGCTTCTTTTCGCAGCAATGTTAATCGCAGGAACGATTGACGAACAAACAAGACAATTAGAACAACAACCAAATCACTACACAAAATGAAAGTAGAACTAATTCAAAAGACGACGTTGACAGATATGTACTACGTCTTAAAAGTAAACGGAGAATTTCACATGAGTTACAACGTTTACGACGAAGCGGTAGCAGCTTACGACCGCATCAAGACAGCCATACCACGCGAAGAAATCATCTTATCAAAAGAAATCTAAAACCAACAAATCAAATGAACAATGAAAAACATTATTTTGCAACTCCATTCTTATTCGAAGAAGATATTCAAGAAATTAAAGATGCAATCGTTATCGCACAAAACTATTGGGGTGATAAGAGAATTGGAACACTGGATTGGAATGATTATTATCAAGCGAGAATTGAACAACTTGAACGAGTATTCAACAAACTTGATTCAGCGACTTTCAAGGAACTACCAACCCCAACAGAAGAAATCTAACTTTGTTTGCGTTTATTCCTCAGCGAACGCGTACAACTACAGCCACAACGAGATAAGCGAGAACATTGAAAAATGTCATAAACTTGCAGAAGCGCGTTGGAACGACAACTTAATTGAATACATTTGCAATAACTAAAATCAAAAATATGTACTGTCCTAAAATCACTTACTGCTTCAGCGACGACGATATACGAACGTTGAACGAAAGAATCAAAGCCATAGCCAACAACTACAACGACGACCAAACGGGTTGGTTCGAAGTAAATGAAGAACAACACCTCGTGTTCATCGACGACCTTGACAATATGTACACAATTAACTTGCGCGGTCGATTCTTTTGCAGCGACGATCCTGAATTCGACCTTGACTTCGTGACGCTCGAAAAGGACGGAATCAGTTTTAGTTTCGATGTGAACATATTTGACGATCACATTTAACGATGGGTTACTTCAAACGAATAAACGAGCAAAGCGACATTCACGACAGCCAGTTAAGGCACATCGAAAGCGACCACGAACTCGCTATAAAGTTCGAGACATATTTGAATTCATTTAATAACAACCAAATAAACAACAACATGAGCATCATTGCCCAACAATCAAACAACGGCGGAGGACAAACAGTACCCGCAGGAACGCACGTAGCGCGCTGTTACCAAATCATTCACATTGGAACGATAGTGGACACCTATCAAGGCGAAGAAAAGTTAGTTAACAAAGTTCGCTTAGTGTTCGAACTACCTTTGGAAACCGCTGACTTCGGCAAAGGTGAACAACCGTTTTCAATCGGTCGTGACTTCACGTTATCGATGCACGAAAAGAGTGGGTTACGAGCCTTCGTTCAATCGTGGCTCGGTAAGTCAATGAGCGATTCTGACGCGTCTAAATTCGACATTGGTACTTTGCTCGGCAAAGAAGCAATGGTGTCAGTAATGCACCGCACAGCGAACACAGGGCGTACCTACGCAGACTTGAAAGGAGCGTCGCCACTTGCGAAAGGAATGACTTGCCCACCACAGGTGAACAGCGCGTTTCTTTTAGACTACGATTCGCAGGACTTCGACTTACGATTCAAGATGCTTCCAGAGTGGTTGCAAAACAAAGTGAGTTCGTCTGCTGAATTTAGTCAGCGTCTTGACAAGGCTGCGGATCAAATGAACAAAGCGAAAGCAATGTTGGAACAAAGCGGTCTAACAATTTCAACGGACGACACGGACGATATGCCGTTCTAAATTAATAAGATGTTATAAAAGGGTGTTATCTCAGACATAATGCCCTTTTATGACACTTAATGAATAATAAACCATACAATCAAAACACAACACAATGAAAACAAGAAAACAATTTAACATCGAAAGAGTGCGTGAATTTTGCAAGTTAGT